TCGCGCACTACCTCGGGATCCGGTGGGACGAGCCGCTCCCCGCGGGCCGGCTCCGGTCGGCGCTCGCGTGGCTCGACGACTTCCAGGGGCTGAAGCCCCGCAGCCGCTGACGGAGGGGGGCCTGCGTCGTGGGTGTGCACGTCGACGGCGGCGAGCAGTTCATCGCCCTCTCGCGGGCCCTGAACAAGGCGGGGGAGAAGGGTCTGGCGAAGGTCCTCGACGAGGGCTTCCGGTCGCCGCTCCAGGAGCTCATCCCTGTCCTGGAGGCGTCGCAGTTCCACGTCATGCCCAAGCGGGGCGGGATGGCGGCGGTCGCCCGGGAGCGGACCGGGTTCGGCGTCCGGAAGGTCGGGACCGGGTTCTATCCGGGGATGCGGTTGGTCGCGCGGCAGCGCGGCCGGATCCAGCGGCAGGACCGCGGCGTCCTGCGGCACCCGGTGTTCGCCGATCCCGACAAGACGCGCGACGAGTGGGAGTGGTTGAACCAGCCGATCGAGAAGGGCTGGTTCACCGACGTGGTCCGGGCCGCGCACCCGAAGGTCAAGCTGCGCACCAAGCAGGCCTTGGACGACGTCGTCCGGCAGATCGAGGTCGACATGACCCGCGCGACGAAGGGCCGGTGACCTCGTGGCGACCCTGACCTTCGATGCGTTCTGGAGGGATCACGGTGCAGCGGCGGGCCTGAAGGGTCTGTCGAAGGAGGCCCGCGAGGCGGCGAAGCGGCAGGACGAGTTCAAGAAGCAGGCGACCGTCGCCGGCGCCGTGGTCGGTGCCGCCCTGGTGAAGGTCGGCGCGGACGCGATCCGGATGGCGTCCGACACGGCCGAGTCGTCGTCGAAGGTCGGGGTCGTGTTCGGCAAGAGCGCCGAGGCGATCCGCCGGTCGGCGGAGTCCAGCGCCAAGAGCATGGGCATCAGCAAGGCCGCCTACCTCGACGCGGCCGGCACCCTCGGGAACCTGTTCGTGTCGCTGAAGCTGCCGCAGGCCGAGGCGTCGAAGATGTCCACGAAGATGCTCGGCCTGGCGTCCGACATGGCGTCGTTCAACAACGCGGACCCGTCCGAGGTGCTGGAGGCGCTGCGGTCCGGGCTCGTCGGCGAGACCGAGCCGCTGCGCCGCTTCGGGGTGAACATCAACGAGGCCGCGGTCAAGGCCGAGGCGATGTCCCTGGGCCTGGTGAAGGCGAGCACGGACACCGAGAAGATCCGGCTCGCGCAGATGCGCGCCGAGGTGGCGCAGCGCAACTACGCCAAGGCCATCAAGGACCACGGCAAGGACAGCGACGAGGCCCGCAAGGCGCTCGTCACGCTGACCGTCGCGCAGAACAGCCTCGACAAGGCGACCGCCGGGACGATCCCGGACCTCAACGCGGCGCAGAAGGCGCAGGCGACCTACAGCCTGATCACGAAGCAGACGACGACGGCGCAAGGCGACTTCGCCCGCACCAGCGACGGCCTCGCGAACCAGCAGCGGATCCTGAAGGCGCAGTTCTCCGACCTCCAGGGCGAGCTCGGGCAGAAGCTCCTCCCGGCCGCGGTCGCGACGGCCGGCGCCCTCGGCGACCTCCTCACGTTCATCGACGACCACAAGCAGGGCGTGACGATCGCCGCGGGCGCCGTCGCCGCGCTCGTCGTCGGCGTGAAGGGCCTCAACGCGGCCTCGACCGCCGTCGACTCCTGGCGCAACCTCGCGTCGGCGATCGGTGGCGCCCGGGACGCCGCCGGCGGCAAGGGCAAGGGCGCGATCGGCAGCCTGGGCAAGCTCGGGACGCTCGTCGGCGCGAGCGGCCCCTGGGGGCTCGCGATCGCCGGCGGCGCCGCCGCGCTCGGCGTGTTCGCCGCGGCGCAGGCGACGGCCAAGCAGCGGTCCGACGAGCTGCGCGACAGCCTCGACAAGGAGACCGGCGCCACCACCGAGCTCAGCCGCGCCCGGATCTTCCAGACGCTGCAGCAGCGGGGCGCCGTCGACGCCGCGAAGCTCCTGGGGGTCAGCCTGCGGGACCTCACCGACGCCGCCATGGGCAACAGCGACGCGCAGGCCGCGGTCAACGCCCAACTCGAAGCCGCCCGGGCGCGGTACGGCACGTCCGGTGCCGGGGTGGTCGCGTACAGCCGGAACGTGACCGCCGTGAAGCAGGCCCTCAGCCTGCAGAACACCGAGCTCGCGAAGGAGCGCGACAAGCTCCTGGAGGCCCGCCAGGCTGGCATCGGCGCGACCGAGACCACCGGCGACCACGCGGACGCCGTGCACGAGCTCCGCCGCGAGCTCGCGAAGCTCCCCCGAGACGTCAGCGTCACCGTGGGCGCCGAGGTCCGCTACCCCAAGGACTGGAAGACCTACCGGGCCGGGGAGCGGATGGCCACGGGCGGGCAGGTCGGCGACGGCATCGGCTCCGTCGACGACGTCCCCGCGCTCCTGACCCGCGGCGAGCACGTCTGGACGACCCGCGAGGTGCAGGCCGCCGGCGGGCACGCGGCGATGTACCGGATGCGCAAGGCCGCGCTGGCCGGCCAGAAGTTCGCGACCGGAGGCGCGGTCGGCCTCACCCGCGCGAGCGCCCGCTCGGTCGTCGACGAGGTCGGCGACGACATCGCCGGCATCGCGCAGGTCTGGGCGAAGTACCTCCAGCGGCAGCTCGACGCCGTGACCGGCGGCGGCAGCCTGGGCGGGACCGGGTGGCGTCGGCAGTGGGCCGCGGTGCACGCCGCGTTCCCGTGGGCGCAGCTCACCTCGAGCTACCGGCCGGGCGCCATCACCGTGTCGGGGAACCGGTCGTACCACGCTCTCGGCCGGGCGATCGACGTCTCCCCGAGCATGGAGATCTTCGACTGGATCCGCGGCCACTACGGGTCGACGTCGAAGGAGCTCATCTACTCGCCGGCGGGCGCCCGGCAGATCAAGAACGGGCGGGCGTTCTACTACGGGGAGCCGGTCCGGTCCGGGCACTGGTGCGTGCCGCTCGACGTCGAGATCCTCACGCGTCGCGGGTGGCTGCCGTACGACCAGGTCGCGCCCGGCGTCGACGAGACGCTCGGCTTCAACGCAGCCACCGGCCGTACCGAGTGGACGCGGGTGCTTGAGGTGTCGCGGTTCGAGGACGCCGAAGTGTTCGAGGCGCGCGCGCGCGGCTGGGCGGTCCGGGCGACGGCCGACCACCGGTGGATCAGCCACGACACGACTACCGGGCGGTACGGGTGGACGACGACGAACGCGCCCGGCCGCAAGACCTGGCAGGTCGCGGCGCCGATGGCGTCCGGCGACGGACTCCCCATCACCCTCGACGAGGCGGAGCTGCTCGGCTGGCTCGCGACGGACGGGGGTCAGCACGACGGCATCCACCACCGCGGCGTGAACTTCTCCCTGCACGTGTGGCAGACCAAGCCCGCCGGCGTTGCCCGGCTGCGGGAGATTCTCGGGGAGTCGGCGGCGTGGAACGGGAAGGGGTTTCGGCTCGCGAACGCCTACGCGCGGGACCTGATGGCCCGGGCCCGGCTGACCCACGTCAAGGACGCCGACGAGCTGCTCGCGGCGGTGTTCGCGATGGACGAAGAGCAGCGGCACGCGATGCTCCGCGGCGTGGTCGCCGGTGACGGCACGGTCACGAAGCTTGGTGCGGTCAGCATCTACCAGGACGCCGGGCCGCTGTGCGACCTGATGGCGACGCTCGCGTACCTGTGCGGGCACCGCGTCGTCCTGGCGAAGCGGACCTTCACGGACAGGCGGAAGCGCAACGGCGTCAACATGCAGATCCGGCTGGGCCGCGCGCGCGCGACGACGCACCGACAGGGACGCCGGTCCCTCGGCCACATGCCGGTCTGGTGCCCGACGACTGAGAACGGGTCGTGGACGGCCCGGTTCGACGGGCAGCCGGTGCTGACGGGCAATTCCCACGTGCACTGGGCGTACGACCAGGGTGGTGTGGCGTCCGGCGCCGGGTGGATCCCGAAGGTGACCAGCGCGCCGGAGCGGGTGCTGTCGCCGCGGCAGACGGTGGCGTTCGAGCGGCTCGTGTCGAACCCGGCGGCCACGGGGTCGGTGACGGTGAACCAGCAGTTCGTCGCCCCGAACTACGTCGGGTCGCGTCTGGAGCTGCGTGACGCCCTGGTGGACCTGGCCAAGTCCGGGCTGCTCGACGTCATCCTGAAGGGCAGGTACTGACGTGCCGGGCAACCTGCGGGTCGCGGTCGACTGGGCGAAGAACGGCACCTTCACCGACGCGTTCGACGACGTCACCCTGCGGGTCCGCGGGGGAGTCGCTGGCCGGGTCGAGGTGGAGCAGGGCCGCGACATCGGCAACCCGCTGCCGCAGCTCATCGTGGCTCGCGGCCAGGTCGAGCTAGACAACCTGGACGGCCGCTACTCGAGCCGGAACGTGTCGTCGCCGTTGTTCGGTCTGGTGAAGCCGGCGCGGCCGTTCGACCTTCAGCGGACGGTGCCGACGTCGCCGTCGCCGACGGTGCTGGGCCTGTTCCGGGGGCGCACCGACGATCAGGTCGCTGACCCTGCCCCGGAGCGGCGGACGGTCACCTTCGGCATCGTCGACGCGCTGCAGGACCTGCGGGGCCGGAAGGTGTCGAAGGCGGTCGGGGTCAAGCAGGGCATCCGGTCGGGCGACGCGGTCGGGTTCCTGCTCGACGACATCGGGTGGACGGCCCCGCGGGACCTCGACCCCGGGGCGTCGATCTTCCCGGTGTGGTTCGAGGAAGGCAACGACGTCTTCGAGGCGCTCGGCCGCATCCTGACCAGCGAGGGGCCGCCCGCGCTCGTGACGATCGGGAACGACGGGACGTTCATCTACCGCGACAGGCACCACCGCCTGCTCGACGCCGTGTCGGCGACGTCGCAGGCGACGCTGCGGGCGTCGGGTGCGTCCGAGCCGGTGCTCGCCAAGGGGTTCCGGGCGGTCGAGTCGTGGGGGACGATCGTCAACGACGTCTCGGTGTCCCTCGACGTGCGGCAGGTGCAGGCGGTCCGCCCGGTGTGGACCTCGGACCAGACGTACACGGTGCTGCCGGGGGTCGGCGGCCCACTCGACGTGCCGTTCACCGCGGACTCGACGTTCCTGAACCCGCAGGCGCTCGTCGCCGGCGTCGACTACCAGCTCGTATCGGGGTCTCCGCTGTCGTCGGCGGCGATCGGCCTGGCCTCCTCGCAGATCGGCCCGTCCGGGTTCATCCGGTTCATCTCGTCCGGGCCGACGCCGTCGGTCATCACCGGGGTGCAACTGCGGGCACAGCCGGTCGCCACGGTGCGGACGGCGACGATCACCGCCTCCGACGCGACCTCGCAGACCGCCTACGGCTTGAGGTCGCTACCCGGGTCGGACGGCATCGGCCCGTGGTGCAGCGAGCTCGACGCGCAGGCGATCGCCGCCGACCTCGTGAACGACCGGAAGGACCCGCTCACGCAGGCGACGGCGCGGCTCGTCGTCGGCCGGACGGCAGCCGGCACGCCGTCGCAGTCGAACGCCCGGGCGACCGCCGTCCTGTCGCGGCAGGTGTCGCACCGGGTCACCGTCAACGTCCCCAGCGAGCAGATCGCCGGCGACTTCTTCGTCGAGTCGATCCGGCACGAGCTGGCCGGCGAGGAGGACCACACCGTGACGTTCACCCTCGAGCAGGTGCCGCCGGTCGGGTCGTTCCCGACGGGGTCGACGGTGTTCCGGTTCGACACCACGGGGCAGGGTTTCGACCAGGGCCGGTTCGGGGCGTGAGCGTCGAGGTGCTGCAGGTGTCGGGGGTGTGGCGGCGCCCGGTCGTCGCGGCGCGGGTGAACTGGGGCCGGTGGATCGTCGACTGCCCGGCGTGCCCGAGCGCCCTCGCCCTCGCCCCGGGCGCGCCGGTGCTGCGCTGCTGGGACTGCGCCGCCGTCGCCGAGGTCGCCTGGCCCGACGACGAGCTGCGTGACGGCGTCGAGCGGCTCCTGGCCGTCCGGCCGTCGCCGCACACCCGGAACTGGACGCCGGGCGAGACGCTGCACGACCTGCTCGCCGAGAACATCGCGCACGACGTCGTCGCCGGCGCGCTGCAGCGCCTCGCCGAGCTCGGTGCGGCGCCGGCCGGCGGGCGCCTGTACCTCGTCGAGGGCGACCGGCTCACGGTCGACGCCCTCACCGCCCCCCTCGAGCTCGCGCGGGCTGAGGCTCGCCGGGAGATCGGAGCCTGACCCGATGGCGTGGACGACGCCCTTGACGGCGGTGGCGAACGCGGCGCTGACGGCGGCGCAGTGGAACCTGTCGGTCCGGGACAACCTGGCGGAGACGGCGCCGGCGAAGGCGACGACGGCGGGGCGGATCTTCGTGGCGACGGGCACCAACGGGATCGCCGAGCGGGCGATCTCGCAGAACATCGTCGAGACGCAGGAGACGACGACGTCGACGGCGTACGTGGACCTGACGACGGCCGGTCCTGCGGTGACGGCGGCGACTGGCACGCAGGCCCTCATGTGGTTGAGCGCATACCTGGACTCGTCGGTGTCGACGGCGCACGCGGCGGCCGGCTACGCCATCTCGGGTGCGACGACGGCCTCGGCGGCCGACGAGAAGGCCGTCCGGTCGGTGTCCGGCCTGATGCGCGCGAGCGCCCTCGACTACGTCACCGGCCTGACCGCGGGGTCGAACACCTTCACCGCCAAGTACCGGTCGTCCGGCATCACCAACACCGCGACGTTCGCCAACCGCCGCATCGGCGTTATGGCGCTCTGAAACCCGTTCCCGCACAACACCGAGAGAGGACCCCCGTGTACGCAACGAACCTGGCGGCCGTCTGCCGCAACGCCGGCCTGAGGGTCGTCGAGGTCCCGGGCTGGCAGACCCGCGGCCATGGCGGCCTGACGGCGGTCAAGACGATCGTCTGTCACCACACCGCGGGGCCGTCCGCGGCCGCGGACCCGTCGTCGTTCCCGTCGCTGAAGGTCGTCCGCGACGGCCGGTTCAACCAGCGGACCCAGCAGTGGATCCTCAAGGGCCCGCTGTGCAACCTGGGCCTGGGCCGCGACGGCATCGTCTACGCCGTGGCCGCGGGCCTGGCCTACCACGCCGGGCAGGTCCGCGACCCGTCGTACGCCAACGCCTACTCGCTGGGGATCGAGGCGGAGAACGACGGCATCGGCGAGCCCTGGCCGCCCGTCCAGATGGCCGCGTACGTCCGCCTCTGCGCCGCCCTGGCCAACGCCTACAAGCTGTCGCCGGCGCGGGTCCTGGCGCACCGCGAGGTCTGCGCCCCGGTCGGCCGGAAGATCGACCCGACGGGCATCGTGATGCCGACGTTCCGGGCGCAGGTCGCCCGGGTCGCGGACGGCCTGCGGCAGCCGTCCCGCAGCATCGTCCGCGTAGTCCGGCCCGCGTTCACCCTCGCCCGGGTCCTGGAGGAGGTCGGGCCTGGGAAGCGGCCGATGGCCGGCCCGGACGTCCGGGCGGTGCAGCGGCGGCTGATGGAGCTGGGGCACGAGCTGCCGCGGTGGGGTGCGGACGCCGTGTACGGCGACGAGACCGCGGACGCTGTCGAGGTGGAGCAGCGGCGGCGGCGGTTGCGCCCGGACCGTGAGGTCGGGCCGGTGACGGCGCGGGCGCTGGGCGGGAAGTGGGCCGGGTGAGCAGCGAGGACCTCACGCGGTGGCTCGTCGAGCTCGTCGTTGCGCTCGGCGGTGGTGGCGGTGTCGCCTACCTGCTCACGCTCCGGCAGCGGCGGGCGCTGTTGAGCGCACGGGCGTTCGACGTCATCACGACGGCGGCCGGGCGGATCGTCGAGCAGTCCGCCGACATGGTGCCGACGCTCACGGAGCGGATCACCCGGCTCGAGGCGTCGGCCGAGCTGCGGCAGCTGCGCGTAGAGGCGATGAGCGCCGAGCTGGACGAGGTCCACACGTGGGCTGGTGAGGCGGTCCGCTGGATGGGTAACGCTGTCCGGCTGATCGCCGAGCTCGGCGGCAACATCGACGCGCCGCCGCCGGCGCCCGAGCGGCGTCCGTTCCCCAGGCCTGCACCGCCGTCGTCCGGGGTTGTCCCGACCAACGTCCCGTAGAAGGAGAGAGCAGCATGTCGCAGCAGAACGTCCCTGGGACGCGCCGGCCGGCGCGGTTCTGGCTGGACCTGGCGGAGCGGGTCGGCTGGACCGCCGCGCAGGTGATCCTCGGCGGTGTGACGGTCGAGGTGTTCGACCTGCCGGCCTGGGCGGTCGCGCCGGTCGCGGTCGCGCTGGCGTTCGCGAAGGGGCTCGTGGCCCGGCATGTCGGTGACCCGGACAGCGCGGCCACCCTCCCGGCTGAGCAGGACGCGCCGGACGGCGTCTGAGGGCTGGCGGCCGGGCCGTTCGCGGGTTGGTCCTCTCGGGGCCCGGTCGCCTTGGCGTTGACGCCCCCCGTGCCCTGACGGGCCGGGGGGCGTCTTCGTCGTGTCTAGGGCTGCTCGTCGTCCCGCTTCCACGCCGGCTCGGTCCGCTGGGCGGGCGGGTCGGCGGGGTCGGCGGGTCGCGGGAGTGAGGTGCCGGTGATGAGCACGACACCGCCGAGGCCTGCGAGGACGAAGAACACGATCCGCCAGGTCTGCCGCTTGTCGTTGCAGTTCTCGCGGAGTGTGGCGTCGAGGAAGATGTTCGACGAGGCCTCAGTCGCGAAGAACGTGGTGCCGCAGCGGCTGGACAGGCCGAGGTCGTCGGAGGCCTTGAAGGGGACGGCGGCGGCGATGAGGAACGCCAGGGCGACGATGAGCAGCCCGAGGCGGATCAGGATCGTGCGGGCGACGGTCATGGTGGTTGGTCCTCCCCGTGTGCGGATGGTGATCATCCGTGCGTCAGTATGCTCCGACGCGCGAGCGCCCGAGATCGCTTCGATCCATCTCGGGCGCTCGTCCGCTGGGGGCTGGATCGGTGGGCCTCTCCCCCGGGCCGCGCTCGTCACGCGACGCCCAGCACGGCGGCGGTCATGGCGTCCTGCCGGGCGTCGAGGTAGATCTGCGTCGTCGACAGCGACGCGTGGCCGAGGAGCTCTTGGACGGCGCGGATGTCGCCGGTGACGGCCAGCCAGTCGTTCGCGGCGCGGTGCCGCAGCGAGTGCATCGTCCAGCCGGGGCCGAGGAGGGTGGAGACGTACCGGCCGACGGTGTCGGGGTCCATGTGGCCGGTGGCGGCGCGGCCGGGGAACAGCCACCCGTCGAGGCCTTCGAGGAACCCTGCGACCTGCGGGTGCAGGGGGACGGTGCGGGCGTGGTCGCCCTTCCCGCGGACGAGGAGGGCGGGGGCGCCGTCGGGGAGCGTGGTGAGGTCGCGGGCGTGGATGCGGGTGACCTCGCCGCGTCGCAGGCCGAGGTAGCGGGCGGCGAGGATCATCCGCCGCTCCCGCTCCCCCGCGCGCAGGAGGGCGGCGGCGATGACGCCGACGGGCGCTGGCCTGGACTTCGGTCGCGGGTGCCGGACCCGTGGGAGCCGCGCGGCCGGTGAGGCCGGCAGGGCGCCCTCGTCGACGAGCCAGCCGTAGAACACACGGAGGGTGGCGCGGGCCTGCTGCCGGGCGGAGTGTCCCCACGCGTGGTGGGCGAGCCAGGTGGCGAGGTCGTGGGTGGTGACGGCGAGCAGGTCGGGGTGGACGGTGGCGAGGTCGAGCAGGTGTCGGCGGCGGACGCGCAGGGTCGGGGCTGCGAGGCCTGCGGCCGCGAGCCAGGTGGTGAAGTGGTCGACGAGCGTGGGTGTGTCGTGCATGACGGGCTCCCCGTGGTGGGGCGCCGCCCCGCCGTCCTGGTCTGCGGCGGGGCCCTGGCCGGGCGCCGGTTGCTCGTCGATCGTGTGCTGGGGGTGGAGTGGGGTGAAGATCGTGACGGTGGGATTCACCCGGGTGGCGGTTGTCTGGGTGCGTTCGGTTGTGGGTCGCTCCCCCTGGGTGGGGTGCGTCGGGTGGGTGCGCACGGTCATGCCGCCCGTCGGCTATCAGACCCTTCCCGACGGGCTGGTCCTCCGGTCGGCGTAGCGCCGGTAAGCCAGCTGTAGTCGACCCCGCATCGGAGCGCCCAGAGGCGCAGCGTCTGCTTGCTCGGGGAGATGCGGCCGTTGATCCACGTCGAGACGGTGTTGCGTCCGACGCCGAGGTAGTCGGCCATCTCCGAGACGCCGATGTCTGCGACGCGCAGGGCCTTGCGCATGCGGTCCGCGGTGTCCCATTCGGGGACAGACCCGGACATCAGACCTTCGCTCATGCGGCAACTGTCGCACGCCCTCTGTGGATAAGGCAACCACTTCCGTGCAACCACTTGCGCGATGATCGCACAATGTGCGAAGGTCGCCGCATGACCGACACCGACGCACCCCAGCTGGACCTCATCGGGTCCAGCGAGGCCGCGGCGATCGCCGGCGTCCACGTCGCCACCATCGCCCGGTGGGCCGCCGACGGGACCCTGCCGATCGCCGCCCGCCTCGCAGGCAAGACCAACCCCCTGCTGTTCCACCGCGCCGACGTCGAACGCGTCGTCGCCGACAAGGCGAAGGCGGCGTCCGCGTGATCTCCACGACCTTGTTCCTCGAGCGTGCCGCGGTCGCCGTCCTGGCGGTCGGCGTCATCTACACGCTGGCCCGGCTCGTGGCGGCTGGCCGGCCGCGCGCCGTGGTGGCGGCTGGCGCGGTCGCGGTGGTCGCGGCCGGGCTGGTGGGTGTGGTGTCGGCGCCGTCGGCGTCGGCGTTCACGCGGGTCCCGCCGGTCCCGGTCGGGACGCATCCGCTGCCGCCGCCCGGCGCGATCACGTCACCGACCCGCCCGCACATCGTGCCGTCGGCGCCGCGGACGACTCGCGCCGGCATCCACGACCCCCGGACGGCGGTGGCACGGTGACCGCGACGTACACGTTCCGCGCGACGTACCAGGGCGAGCGCGTCGAGGTCCTCCAGTCGCTGCCGGGCGCGCAGTGGGCGATCCGCCACCACGGCGTCCCGGTGTCGGTGTCGACGCAGTCGCTGTCGGACTTCCGGTCCGAGCGCGACCCCGAGCCCGAGCAGCACCGGGCGGCCGCAACGCGGATCCCGTCGCGGTCCGGCAACCGCGACGCCGACTACTGGCAGGCGACGTGCTCGTGCGGCTGGAGGTCGTCGGGCATGCACCCGAACCGGACCGTCGAGGGCCACCGCCTCGCCGAGCGCGACGCGAACGACCACATGCGTGCTCGGGCCGCGGCGGTGACCCGGTGAGCGGCCTCCACCTGCCGAACGGGTGGCGCGAGGACCGCACGAGCGACGGCCAGGCCTACTTCACCGACTCCGACCGGACCGTCGGCGGACGCGAGGACGGCGGTCCCGCGCTGTACGTGACCCCGGCCGTGCCCGGCGCTCCCGCGGACTCGATCGACGCGGCCACGTACATCGAGGTCGGCGAGATGCGTCTCACCCTCGACCAGGCCAGCGACCTGGCCGTCCGCCTGAACACGGCCCGCGGCGTCGCGGTGAGAGCACAGCGAGCCGCTGTGGCGGCGGCGACCCCGGCCGAGGACCGGCACGTCTGCCCCCGCCGGGAGGAGGCCCCGCCCGGCTGGGTCGCGCAGCACCCCGACCACGACTGGTGGGAGGACCGCCGAGGCGTCCGCTGCTGCTCCTGGTGCGGGTCGGTCAACCCGGACGACGTCATGGCGCACCTGCGTGACGGGTCGTGGGCGCTCGGCCCGACCGACAAGAACTACAAGGCGTACGTCAGCGTGACCGACGTCGACCATGACTCCGGCCAGCCCAGCGAGGGCAAGCACGTCGGGAAGTTCTACTTCCAGCACCTCAGCGACGAGCAGCGCCGCGAGTTCATCAACCGGCTCAACGCGAAGGCCTTCCCGATCGGGATGCCCGGGCACTTCTACGTGCTGCCGTTCTTCGCGCAGCGCGGACCGGCGGTGACCCGGTGAGCCACATCGACGGGCACCTGTTCCAGGGCGTGTGCGTCTGCCCGTGCCCGGAGTGCACCGACCACCCCGCGAAGGGCGTGACCCGCTGCATCTGCGGCCGCTGCGACCTGCGGGCCTGCGGGGCGCAGCGCGGCGTCCGCGAGCTGCAGTCCGGCCGGGTGGTGGACGCGGGGTTCCCGCGGCCGTCGCTGCTGCGCACCTAGACCGGCGGCCGGGTCGGGCGAAGGCGCGCACGTCCCCCCGTGCGAGCGCGCTGGGCGCCCCTCAGACCCCCGTCAAGGGCCGTCCCGGCCCGGCCGCCTTCCAAGCAAGACCCGTTGCCAGACAAGCCGATGGCGCCGACCCCCAAGACCGCGATGCCCGCAGGGTCGACGCCACCAGACGGAAGGAAGCATCCCATGAGCACGAAGACTCCGCCGGGCAGCCACCCGGTCGACGTGACCGTCAGGAAGAACCTCCGCGCGCTGCGGCACGCCCGCGGCTGGTCGCTGGTGCACGCGTCCCGGCACCTGCGGATCCCCCCGGTGACCCTCGCGACGTACGAGCGGCACGAGCCGGCCACGACGGTCCGCGCGCTGCGCGTCGAGGTCGTCGACCAGCTGGCCCGCGCGTACGGGGTGCCGGTCGGGGACCTGTTCGACGAGCACGCGATCACGATGCGGCTGCAGGGTCTGCGGCCGTCCCTCGCCC